CCACTTGCTGTGCCCAGCGTTGTTCCTGTTGTACCCATATCAGTGGAAGTCTCTGAGTATGGGTATAGATTCCGCACCATCCTCGCCCCACCAAACCTCGCGGAAGTAGGCGGCACAAGGATCAACTTACCCTCGTTGTCAAACTCCCAAGCATTGGTAGCTCGGGAATAGGTAGGATTACCAACACCCCTGGTGAGGATGAGGGAATGGGTGAGAGGGGCGTAGAACTCGGAGGCGTTGAGGATGGGGGCTACCGGGTCGCCGCTGCCCGTCACGTCCTGGGCACCAAGACCTGAGAGCACGCCCAGGTCAACCAGTGCCCCGTAGACGTTGCTGTAGCGGGCCGTGGCGGGGCCGGCCAGGGCGCTGGTGACGGTGACGGTCATATCAGTTGGTGGACATCTGGACGTTGACCGATGCGCCAGTACCGCTGATCGCGGTGATGTTGGCTCGCACGAACTGCCACGGAGCCTCGGCAGCGAAGCCGTCGCTGGACGACGTAGTGCTCAGGGTCAGAGAAATGGTTCCCAGGTCAAGCCAGTTAGCCCCGTCGTTGCTCACTTGAATCTTGACGGTAGCAGCCCCGGCACCGGCCGTCGTGGTGCCGGACGCCTGGAAGGTCATGCGGTTAGCGTAGCGCACCTGGAATGCGGCGCTTGCTCCGGTGGCGGTGGCGTTAGTAAGCATGGTGTTCTCCTATCGGTTGCGGATGCGCTGTTCGACCGTGCTGACGCACGCCTTGCGCGCTCGGGTCTGGTTGGAGATGGTGCTCACCGCATCATTGGCGAGGGTAGCCCCACCCGTAGTGTAGCCGTTGCCGTTGGCGATTTCGTTGGCGCTCACGTCGCCCCACTCATCGTGGCCGGTGTTTGTGGCATCTGGCGTGTAGGCGGACGAAACGAGAGCGATCTTGACGGTTGCGCCAACCAGGTCTTGCATGCGCAAGTCATCCAGGTTGGCGCGGTAGAGGGTAAAGGTTCCTGCGGCCATGCGAATCTCCTATCAGTGATTTCCGAAAATCTTGGACATAACGACGCCGCCAAGCAGCCCCGCTATGCCCGCGATCCATGCAAAGACCCAGCCGTTTACCAACCTGCTGATTGGTGCCTGGTCTTCCAGCTTCTTGAATCGCTCGTCGGCCCCGTCCATGTGCTTTTCCAGACGCTCGGCGAGCTTTTCAATGGCGCCGAAGGCGCGTTCCACTGCCTCACCGTTGTGGGTTAGGGCGACTTCCAGCCTAGCGACCTGGACCATGGCTTCGGCCAGACGGCCAAGGGCTTCCTCGGTGCGAGTCAGACCACTTTCGATGCGTGTCAGGCGGGCGTCGAGATCGGGTGTCGTCATTTTTTCTTCTTTCTCAGACCATCGGCACACCTGACAGCGCAAACACCACAGCGAGGACGTACCCCGCTATGGCGATGCCGAGTAGTGCGAGTTCGTTCACCGAGTACCCAGCATCTCAGTGACTTGCGCTTGTCCAAGTGCGGCGAGACGCTTCATAAGCTCGGCCACCTCGGCTTCGATTGCAACCAGGGGGATGTAGCTCATGGAAGCGTAGGTGAGGTTGCTGGACATATACGCATCACCTTCCACGGTACGCACATTCAGGGAAATAGTGACTTCAAAACGATCATCTTTGGTAGCCATATGGACTCCTATTGGTGGTAAATCACTTCGGGGTTGTGTTCCTTGCTCATCCCAATGAACCAGCCACGCCAGTACAGGCCGTACATTCGGCCCAACCGGCGCACTGACCCCCAGACAATCACTTACACGCCGCCCAGGCCAGAGCCGGACATGCCTTCCATCGGACTGGATTCCGGCACATCGAGGGGGGAGGTGTCCCGGATGAAGACCAAGAAAGCGCGCATCTTCGCCAGGATCAGGTCGAACCGCACTACATCATGGGAAATCAGGCCGGAAGGCTGACGGGCAGACTGGCTGTTCACCAGTTCGTCGCGCATCTTGTTCCACAGGTTCACGATGTCATTAAGGTCTTCGTTCTCCAGCACGGCAGCGCCGGGAGCGTCAGGCACGTCGTACATCTGCGGGTGGGTCTCGGGCAGGTCGAGTTGTGGCTGACCCTTCATCCAGGCGACGTAGGCGTCGATGGCGTTCAGGTAGGACTCCAGGCGGGCGATGTCATAAGCATTGGTCAGGCTGACAGCGGAGGAACTGGACTTCATCGCTTCCTGAATGAACCGGTTCACACGGCGAACCACGCCTACTACATCGGGGTTGTACACTTGCGTCATGTCGTACTCCTATCAGGTTGAACTACGGGGTACTACTTACAGCCGCTTCAGCAGCGGAGTGCCAATCAATGAGGGCGTTGAGTTGGGCGATACAGACCCAGGCTCGGGTGTAGTTTTCGGCGACGTTGGCGGCAACAACAGCGGAACTAGTGGCTGGGGGCGGACTAGCAGGTGCGCTGGGGGTTTGGGGCACGCTTGTGGCGGTAGAGGCGGCTGCGACGAGCACGCCGAGAGACTCAGGGCAATGGCCAGTGATAGCGGACGCATAGGTCAGGTACTCCCGGTTGAGGGTGGACAGTTCGCGCTCTTTCTGCGCCAGTCCGGCTGACAGCGCTTCACCGCGCAGGCGGGCCACGTCCAGTTCGGCGTCGCGGGCGAGCATGGCTTCGGCGTTGGCGCGGTCCCATTGGGCCTTGCATGAGTCATAGCCGCGATCCCAGATGCCGCTGTACACCCAGGCGGCGGCACCGAGTGCTGCGAGCACGGCCATGGCGTGTGGAAGGTAACGGATGGCGATGGGAGGGATCATGGTTTATCGGATGGGAGTTGTTTGCTGAACCCAATGAACCACATGCGCCCGCTGCGGAACGATGCCAGTCCCCACATCTTCCAGCCCCAGCCTGGGTATCCAAATAGCAGTTTCATTTCGCCCCCTTCGTCGTCAGGCTCTCGCTGGTCTTGGCCCGCAGCGCCACCACAATCAACCCGAACAGCATCATGAGGATGCCGGTGGCGTCAGCGCCTAGATAGCGGTCAATCAGCTTGTCCTGGGTTTGCAGGTAGCCGACGATGGCGATGTAGGTGCCGGCGTGGGCCGTCCATGAACGCGACAGGCCACGCAGCCAGCGTTTCGTTGCGAGGCTCATTTGCAGACTCCCACCCCTAACCTACGGGCTACGATTTCATCAGCGTGGCAGGGCTTCTCTTTGCCGGCGCAGCTTGGGGCGGCGGATGCATAGGCGCTTGAGCACAGCACAGCCAGGGCGTCGGCGGTCATCCCCATGCTATGGAACAGGCGCGAGGTTTCGCGGGTGTTGCATTCGTCATCCGTCCAGCTCGTGCCGAACGACAGGCCGAAGCCCGTACCCGATCCGCCGGCTGACGTGCCGCCCATGCAAGGCGCGGTAGGGGCGATGGATGGCGCGAATACGGCAGGGGCTTGCTTCTGTTCCTTGTAGGACGTGGAGCCGCCCTGGAAGGTATTGCCGCCTGAATTGGAGATTGATCCAGCTACAGCGCCGGCCTGGGCAGATGCATGTGAGTAGGACGACGCAGTCGTCCACGAATCAGCCAGGGCCGGGAAACTGAGCAAAACTAGCGCGAACAAGATAGATTTCATGTCGGGAATCCAGATAGTTGGAAGTGCATGCCGTCTGGGGTAGTCCACTCGCCGCCCCAATCAAACCCGGCCTCCAGAAAGCACAGAACAAGATTGAGCGGCATCGTCGGCTTCATGCCGAGCCGGTTCCATGCGGCGTTCACGTCAACGGCCAGGCCCCAGGAATGCAGACTGGCTGTGCGCCCGCCGCGCTTGTTGCGAAGCTGGAAACATCCGTCCCAGGTTTTAAGTTCGTCGGCCAGGCCAGCGTCGCGGATGTTCTGGAAGGCTCGCAGCAGTGGCTGCACCAGGTCCCGGTTGCAGTAGATGCGGGCCGGTACGGCGCCGATGCGCAGGTCGGTCGGGACCGTCAGCAGCGTCATGGCTCCCTCGGTGCGAGGATCGCCGTATCGTGCGAGGGCCTGGGCCGAGGTAATCATTCGTCCATGTCCTCGGGCTCATACCGCGCGCACCGTGTTCCATGCGGGAACCACGGCTGGCCGTACTCGCAGGCCGCCATAACGTGGCCCTCGACGAGCTTGTTCTTGCAATACGCGCACTGCCCAGTCAGGGCGGAGACGTTGTGCCAGTCGTTGGATTCAAAGTCGCGTGGTCTCATGCCGGCAATCTGCCACGCATGGCGGCTTACTCGGTTGGGGTGACTTCGGTGCTTCCCTTGTCGCGCACCATATCCTCGATGTCGGCCATTCGCCGCTCCACCTTGGCCATGATGTCGTCGGCCGCGCGGGAAATCTCGGCGATGCGGATACGGGCGTCGGCGTCGATGCGCGCCGTCTCAAGCTTCGTGTCGGCGTCCCGGTTGATGGCGGCGATCTTGTTCTGCGCGTCCAGTTGCACCGAGGCCAGCTTCTGGGACATGGCCTCGATCTGTTGCGCGGCGGCTTCGCGGACCTGGTTGATAGCCTGTTCCACCTCGGCGGGCATACCACTACCGGAGGCAGCGGCCCTGGCTTCCATCTCGGCGGCCTTGGCGTTGATCTCGCGCACCTTGGCGCGCTGTTCTTCCAGGGCAAGGATGGCTTGCTCGCGCTGCATCTGGATCACTTCCGCCTGCTGCGCGGCTTGTTCCTCGGCGGCCTGCGCTTCCTCGGGCGTCATCTCCTTTTCCGGATCGCGCTCGCCAATCACCTTGCGCACGGCATCGGTGATGTCGTCCTTGTTCGGCAGATCAGAGAACTCCATGGCGATCAGGAACAGGCGGATGGCCATCTCCGGCGGCAACTTGGCGGCCATGGAGTTGATGCTGTCGAACATCACCTGGCGCAGCGTGCCGGCGAAGTCCGCCTCGGCCACGATGAAATCCGCCTGGGAGTTGGTGATGTCGTTCAGGTAGCGAATGGAACCGTCGGCCTGTTGCTCGGGTTGGTTGATCTTGACCCACTCGATCTTGCCCTTCTGTCCGGTTAGGCGGATCACCTTGGCGTCGGTGTAGAACTGTTCGGTCAGTGAGAGTTGCTTCTGGCCCTGGATCTGGATAGCCAGGCGCAGGTTGTCGAAGCATTCCGTGGTGGAGACGGAGCCCTGCAACTGGCGCGCCTTGATGGCCTCGCCGGAAGCCGCGTTGGTCTGGCGCCCCAGGTTCTCGTTGTTGATGCCAACCGAATTCTGGATACGCTGGGCCTGCATGGACATGATCTGGCCCTGGCCGTTCGCGGCTTCCGAGTCGCGGCGGATCAGGAATTCCTTGCCGGGGTTCTTGGTGACCCAACCGTCCGGGCGATCCACTTCCTCGCGCGCCAGGTTGATGTCGTCCACCGCGCCGCGATCCGCCACCACCTGGTTGGTGTTAAGCAAAAACAGGGCCTTGGATGCGCGCTTGTTCAGGTCGATCTGCACATCCCGCACACGGCGGATGGGGCCGTAGGGCAGGCGGGTCTTGTTGTCGCGGTAGAACCAGATGGGCGTCAGGGTGAACCGGTTGTGGCGATACGCCGAGGGCGACATGGCCAGCATGGCGGTTTCCGTCATCACCGCGAAATGTACGCGCATGGTGATGCGGTCCACGATGCGGGAACCATTGGCCGCCACTTCCTCGATCAGGCGATTATCCATGGGGTTCAGGTAGGCGCCCTTCATGGGGCCGTCCGCCACCACCTGGGATTTCACCGGAACACGGAACTGGGCCTCGATGATGCGCACCCGGCGGCGCTCGGTGCCGGTGAAGTCGGAATACAACCCGCCCAGGCTGCCGCTTCCAGCCACCGGATTCCCTAGATACCAGTCGTCCAGGGTGGATTCGTCGCCAGGGTTGCCGGCACAGGCCGCGCGAATCTGGTCGGCACGGTCCGGGAACATCATCACGGCGATGTCCTCGTCCACCCACTTCCACCGGAACAGGTAGCGGGCATCTGACAGGTCAAGCTCGGTCGCCTTGGAATCCCACAGCACATTGCGCCATGACTCATTCTTGGAATACAGGATGTCCTCGGTCGGATCATCCCTGGCGCCATCATCCAACCAACCCACCCCCACCTTGCAGGCTTCGGTGAACGCCTGGGAGCGGCGGAACTGCACGCGGTTGATGTCGGCGACGTACTTCAACACCTTGGTCTTCACGTCGGCGCTCTGCACGTCGTCCTCGGCGCGAGGAAGCACCCGCCAATCCACGCGGGTACGGCGCTCGGTGCCGATCAGCCAGTCCACCATCGGCGCGATCTCGTTGTACACCAGGGGCATCTGGCCACGGGAACGAACGATCTCAGCGTCTTCTTCGTCCCACTGCCGGCCGTCGTAGCAACCAGCATCGACTTCCTGCTCCATGCGGTTTTCCGCCTGGATGTCGCGCTCTTGGAAATACCACTCCATCAGCATCTTGTGGGTAGCACGGCCATGCTCCCCATCGAGGGGATGGTCATCGATCACCGCCAGGGCGTCCTTGACGGCGATGGAATCCATGTATTGGTCACCAGGCGCCCGGCCCGATCGGCGGCCGATCTCGAAGGCGTTGTTGCTCATTGCGCGAACTCCAACCCGGTTTTCTCAAGCCGGATGTCCTGGCCGCCGATCACCTCGCCATCCGCGCGCAGGACCATGTGGCCAATGGAAGCCAGGTGGAAGTCCGGGTCTGGGGCCGATGGCATGCGGATCAGGTCCGGCAGGCCCTCATGGATGATCGAGGCGATGCGCCCCCATGTGGTGGTGGACTCATCCATCCCAAGCACTTCGGCCGCGATGGCGGATTGCTGGGCCAGATAGCGCGGGTTGTCGTACTTGTAGGCGGCCGATTCCATGACCACGTACCAGGGCGCGTTCTTCCGGTAGGTCGGCAGCAGCACCATGGCGCGCTCATCGTTGACCCAGGTGAAGACGGCCGTGATGTCGCGGTGCTGGCGCACCAGATGCGCCTTGTTGGTGTCGAGCGAGACGGTGCCCAAAGCGGATTCCCCCAGGTAGAGATGGGGAGAATCTGCCACGCATGGCGGTCCGTTGGGGTGTTGGCCGCCTGATTATACCCAGGCACGCGCAGATCGGCCGACCCTCCGGGTTTCGGTGCACCTCCGCCCTTCCTGGTACTGCGCTTCACGTTGTTGGGTGCCGGGAACCCCCGGCATTGCCCTGACCAACACGGCTGGCGACTGTTTACCGTCATGACCGGCTACGCTCATCGGGATTAAGGCGTGGCTCCCGCGAATTGCCTAGGTACGTGGGCCACCACATCCACTG